GGGAAGCCCGTCATATCCACATAGGCAAAGTACGCCACCAGGGTAAACGCCACAGACAGCACCAGAACCTGTAAATCGGTCGGGATGCTACGCAGTCCCGGCAGTCCTTTTGTCACCTGGGTAATCACGACGGTCAGGAAACAGATGACCCCTGCCACAAAAATCAGGAGATTGAGATTCTCCATCACCATTTTAAAAATATCCAACTGCATCGCTTCTACCATAAATCACTCCTCCTTTTATTTACTTTTTTCCAACTTATCAATTCTGTGATGTGCTGATTTAACGGACTGCTCCACAGCCGTGATCCGGCTTCCATGTTCCACGATTTCCTCCCTCAGTCTGTCAACATTTTTTGATGTTTCCCGTACATCAGAGGCAATATTATCCAGTTTTGTACTGATTTTAGTATTCAGTTCCGCTCGTTTCACTGCATCATCTATATCTGTTTTTTTGCTGTTTTTATTGCTGTAATATACTGATGCCAAAAATCCCAACAGCGATATTATAAGCGCAATCCACTGAGTATTCATACCCACTTCTCTCCTATCATTTTTTGCACAAAAATAAGACCGGTTCACGGTCTCGCTCTGATCTCCATTCTTCATTACCCCTTTTATTTTCCTAGTTCTTCTTTCACTTTTTCCTTCCATAAAGTAGGAACCTGTTCTAGTTCCATGAACCCTTTTGCAATTCTATCTACATAAAATGCAACCATTACTTTTCTCCTCCTTCCGCAATTTCAGATACAACTTGGCCAAGATCTTCTAATGCTCCATTTTGAATTTCCTGTCCCCTTTCAATCGCATCCACTCTCTTTTCCAACTCCGTTTTCTCTCGAAAAGCAATAACGGAAACCACATTTCCATCCGGCGTCATATCTGCTTCTTGAAACATAGGCCTTTCCAGATATAAGTCTTCATATTCTCCCGTCACCTCATCGTCTGTTTTAAATTGTACCTTAGCAAGATTCCCTTCTTTTTTGAGCGCCCCTGCTATCTGATCCAGTGCGGCAAAATTATCTGTTTGAATCCGAATGTAATCCAGGCTTGCTCCATCCATAATTTCCAGTTCTGTGTTATCAGTTAATACAAGTTTTTCCATTTTTTCTTCTCCTCTCTGCTCTTGAAAATTCATTATGATTATAAACCGATTGCAATGACCTGTAGCGCAAATGCCGATGCAGTAGGTCTATATTTTTTTAGCGTGAACTGTGTTGTCGTTATAGCATCCGCCCATACTGAGGTATCATTCTGCCCAGTCTGTGCCTGTACAATAACACACGGTGCTTTTGTAAACGCTTTCGGGAATTTTATTACTTGATCCTCCCAAGTATTTGGTTTTGATATATTGACTGTTTTAACTGCAAAAGCCTGAATATTTCCCAAAGAAGTATTGATCGTTTTAATTTCACTATTCAATGTCTTCGTTTCAGATGCGATTTTATCACTCAGCGTCTTCCCCTGTCTTGCATCCAGGACACTTCCCGCTGCTGTGGTAGTCAAATTATTTGCCACAGCCTGTTTTGCGGCACTGCCCAGTGTTTTTATATATTTTTTGTAAAAATACTGTAGTCCGGTTAAATCCAAATATTTCATCGTCTTTCCTCCTTAACTTGATAATGCATCAATATCTGATGTTGTAATGGACTGTACATTCGCATCCGAACCCGCCGGCCCCCGTGGTCCTTGCGGTCCAGTAGCTCCGGTCGCTCCTTTCGGACCTTGCGGGCCGGTGGCTCCTGTCTCTCCTTTTGGTCCCTGTGGGCCGGTAGCTCCGGTCGCTCCACGCGGGATTGTAAAATTGAATACGGCAGCACTTGCTGTACCTGCATTTTTGACGGATGCCTCACTTCCCGCTTCCCCGGTCGTAACAGTTCCCACTTTAATACTAGCCGCTTCCCCGGTTGCTCCTTTCGGACCCTGCGGGCCGGTGGCTCCTGTTTCTCCTTTTGGTCCTTGGATTCCCTGCTTTCCTTGTGGACCTGTCGGTCCGGCTGGGCCGGTGGCCCCTTTTTCTCCGGCTGGTCCTTGCGGTCCGGTGGCTCCGGTCGCTCCTTTCGGACCTTGCGGTCCGGTGGCCCCACATGGAATTGTAATATCCAATACAGCCGCATTTTCTGTACCTGAATTAGTTACTTTAGCACTGCTTCCTTCCTCTCCTGTCGTTACTTTCCCGATTTTAATGGTCGCCGCTTTCCCGACCGCACCAGTCGGCCCCTGTGGGCCAGTTTTCCCCTGCGGACCTTGCGGACCTGCCGGTCCTGTCACCAACCCTAAATCAACTTCTGTTACTGCCATAATCCCCTCCTGCTATTCATTTTCATAGCTAACCATCAGATGACCCCTTTCATCAATCCGAAATGTTGGCGTCTTCCCATCCGCCCCCTTTGGACCCTGCGGACCAGTTTCACCTTTTGGACCCTGTGGCCCGGTGGCTCCTGTTTCTCCTTTTTGTCCCTGTGAACCTGTTTCACCTTTTGGACCCTGTGGGCCTTGAATCTTTCCCACATTATTCCATGTAC